TGAGATCTCGAAAGAGGTCTACATGGGGCTACTGTCTTCTTGCGGAACAAGGCTTTCGACCTTGTCCGTGCTGGTCTTCCCGAATCCCTAACTCTCTTGAACTTATCTCCGACACTAAGACGATACTCACTCTCTGCGAGCATTGCCTTGAATCGGATCAGTTCAACGAGAGTCACCTCCGTTCCGCCCTCCTCACAGGTGAGTTGTTCACGCTCGACATTACGTCGAGCGCGCCAATACTCCTTGGGGCGGGCAGGATCGAGGGTGAAGGGATTCGGGTAGAAGCCCTCCTGTCGGAAGGGTCGTTTGCTACAGAGCGACCGTGCGACAAGCCAATCGACTCCCTTGCTAACAAGGTGAGCCAATCGGACTCGTACGGCTGCTCCTACAGCAAGACCTCTTCCCGTGTAGCCAAGTCCCCCGACTTCCACCGGAAGGTGGAGGCGGGGATCCTTGACAATCCACGGGAAGAGGGTCTTCATCACTCTCTCTTGTCGCCGAAGATACCGATTTGTACATCGGGGCTCGGCTGCCACAGGCGCTTTCAGGCCTGGCGGCGGACAAGGGGGAGGAATGAAGACGACCCTTCCCTTCTTGTCTCGAGTTGGACCGCAAGCGACCTCACACATCGTCCAGGAACATGGCGATATGAAGGTCTTACTTCGGTTAACTTCTCCACCCATCAGAGTGATGGCTTGGCAATACTCGTCAAAGGAGTAACCCTTTCGAGCAAAGCCAACGCCATCATCCCCATGATGAGCAGAGAAGTCGAACGCCTGCATGGCATAGGCGTTCAACCAACTCAAGACAACGAAGGAGAGAGGAGTGCCCATCGGGCTTCCCCTCCTCGAGATCCACGTGTCCCCTTGATGGGAACACATGAATCTCGGTTCCAATCCCAAGGACCTGTAAGCCATCTGGATATCTCCGTTACGGATGAAACCAGAGCTTGCAAGTCCTTGAACGATTCCGCGGATAGTCTCATGGGAGATAAGATCTGTCGCCTTGGAAAGGTCGACAGAATAATATCTCCCCTGTCCCGAGACATTCCGCAAACCGTGAGGATACCTCTCGGATTCGTTAGAGACATACCAATGGCCTGGTGCCAGAAGATATGCGCTCTGTCGAATCCAACTCCCTTCAATGAAGGTAAGTGCGTCGGGGACACCGACGACACGAACCTTCATTCCGGGAGCGCGAAGGCCTTCAAGGCGCATTCGGGGGCAAACGCCACTTTCGTGGCGATGCTTGCGAAGCACAAGAAGACCGACGCATCGGTAAGCCTCACGGATGTCTTCGCACACTGGACCCAACTCAGGAGCAAGAATCACTTGGCCACCTTTGAAACAAAAGTTGCCAAGCGAATCTCCAGAGTAGGGCTTAAGGTCGCGGGCGCGAAGTCTCTCTGGTACATAATCCCTAATGAGATCATGATCAGAGAACCCAGCCTCGGCGGCACAGCCAAGTGCGAAGAGGAATCCGTCAATCCCGCCTCGAGATGCAGGCCACTCGAAGCAGGAGGATTGGGAGGAAGGAAGATGCTTTGGAGGATTTCCAAGAGGTCTTCGCCTACGCAAAGCCGAAGCTTTAGCGTGGACGAAAGATCTAAGGACCTCCTCCTCAGCACCCGATGTAGGAGCTCTATTCGTCATCGTCTCTCTCGTCGCCGCGATCGCTTCCTTAACCGCTCCGTGAGTCGGGAAAGGAAGCGCTCTAGCGCAACGAGAGAAGGCGAAACCGTCCGCGGGGACTGCTCTTGCCAAAGATACGAAAGACTGAACGACATCCGAACGGATGTCGGGCCAATCAGTCGGTTCTTGGGCAGTCATAGCAGCCGAACGGACGACGTGCGTAAGTTTCTTCACTTCTTTGGCAATCCATTCCCAGCCTCGAGGGCGGGAACGGTTAAACCATTGGTGAAGAAACCATGCACAACGAAGAGAGCTCCAACCAGCATGGACAAGGCCGGACCAACAAGCTGTCCATACTTGTTGATCTGGAGACGCATCGCCTCCACGGTGTCGGGTTCGTGGCACTCCCTTTCGGGAGGACCGCGAAGCCTGCTCCGCAGGATGGCTCTTTACAAGCGATGAGAGTCGTTTGTAGGTGTTCCGTG